TTGCTGGCATAGGTGGTCACGATTGAGCCTTTGATTTTGTCCAAAAGCTCGGCGGTTTCGCGCATATCGTCGGCGCTACCTACGCTCATAGTCCAGGGGTCGTGAATCATCATCAAGGCGTTATCCGCCATCAAGATTTCATCCCCAGCCATTGCCACCACAGAGGCGGCAGAAGCGGCAAGCCCGTCAATGTAAACGGTGGTTTTGCCCTCGCGCTGGTTCAGCAGGTTGTAGATGGCAAAGCCATCAAAAACAGATCCGCCGGGCGAGTTAATGCGCACCGTCAGCTCTGCCGAGTTGTCGATCTGGTCCAGTTGTGACTTTACATCCTGGGCGCTGACGCTATCCCAGAAAAGCGAATCACCGATATCGGTGTAAATCAGTATTTCACTCATAAAAGCGCCCCTAGGTCGCTGTTTGTAAACTGTTGCGCAACACACACACCCTCGCGGGGCTTGTAGCCGGCCATCCGCTGCACTCGCTGCATACCATAGCCGTCCGCACTCACCCCCAAATCAAGGGATATGCGCTTTTCGTGGCGCGAATAAAACCCCTCTAGCCGCTTGGCAAAATCATCAAGGTCTGCAGCTTCATCCGCCTCTTTTGCTAAAACGGCATTTTCGGCGCGCGCCAGGTTTTCTATGGCTTCCGCATCATCAGACTCCGCGCCGGCCATGTTGAGCGGCGCTAGATACTCGTCTAGCCCCTCAGCGGGGTTCAGGTTTTCCAGCTTCCTGACCTCGTTGCGGCTCATCCAACCATTAGTAATCGCTGACGCATAAGCCTCATAGCGAGACTTGGAATCTCCCCGCAAGAGTCCTTCAACATTGTGCGCAACAAAGACACCCGCCGCCCGCTCTCGCGCTGTAAGCAGGTCGCGTGAAATCGTCTGCTCTATGCGAACCAGCCAAGGCCGAATGGTGTGCATGACAAACTCTATCGACTGGTGTTCGATGTTAGAGAAGGTCGCCCGGTCCAACTCGTTAAGCATGTGCAGAGGAACGCGATACCAGCGGGCAATTTCTGAAATCTGGAACTTACGGGACTCCAAAAACTGCGCGTCGTTGGCGTTCATGCCGATTTCTTTAGCCTTCATGCCGCTTTCCAACAACAGGGGCTTATGCGCGTTTTGGTAGCCCGCCTGGTTTGCCGCAAACTGGTTGCGCAACGCCTCGATCTGCTCCGGTGTCAATGCGTGGTCAAATTCAAGCGCCAGGGAACCTTGTTGGCCGTTTGAGAACAGCCGGGCGGCGCTTTGCTCGGTGGCTATCGCTACACCCATAGACTCGGCTGCGAGCGTAATAGGCGAATAACCCGTCACGCCGTCGCCGCCAAGGCCCGCTATCCTCCATATCTCGCTATCAGCGTAAATACCCTCATTGCCCGGCTCGTTATAGACGAAAACGAGCCGCCCTGAACCGTCCCTTTGCACCCTCATATAGCCAGGTTTTAGGGCATGAATAGCACCAACTCCGCCGCGATTTGACCGCTGAATCCGCGCATAAGCGTTGCCGCGAAGCCCCAGGGAGGTCATTTGGAACTCCCTTAGCTCCATAGCGGTCTGTTCGCCGTTGCAAGAAACTCCCAGCAGGTCATTTAGCGGGTGTTCAATGCGCTCGCGACCATCAGACGTGCGCTGGTATACATGAACGGGAAGACTGGCTACAGTCTCAGCCAAAATGCGGACGCAGGCGTAAACCGCGCTGATTCGCATAGCCTTGTCCGGCGTGACAGTAATCCCCGTTCCGCCAAATACACCACCATGCGTAAGTCCGGGAATTTCCGGCTCGGTCAGGGTCAGTTCGTTCTTCGGTCGAAACCAGTCAAGTAAGCTCACAACGTCAGGAATCCTCTGTGCTCGTATGCGTGGCTGGTATCTTCCCGCGTCACCGCCCCACCTATAGCCATCGCCAGCGCCACCATGCCGTCAATACGGCCAGTTGCCCGCTTCTTATTCAGCTTCCGGTTGCCGGCAGGGTCGCTATCCACCACCGCGTTCTGGGCGCACCATGTGAGAATCGGGTGATTGCCGTGACGTAACCGGCCATTGATCAGCTCGGCTTCCAGTACATTCAACGCCGGAGCCATGTCCTTAAAGCCCTGGCCGTGAGGCTCAAACGGCAAGCCATCAGCGCCCATGTGGGATAGCTGCGCCTGCAGTTCCTTCATGCCCCAGCGGTCAAACTTGATGGACCGGACGTTATGGGCTTCACACAACTCAATAATCCGCTGGCCCACAAAGTCATAGCCGACCGTCTTGCCCGGTGTCAGGGTCAGGTGCCCTTGCCGCGCCCATAAGTCATAGGGCACCCGGTCGCTGATGGAGCGATCCTCGACCCCTTCCTTCGGGGCGAAGAACTCACAACCCACCGAATAATCACCATCCTCCCCTTGGCCGACATAGACCAGGGCGGTAAGGTCCACCCGCTGCGACAGGTCCAGGCCCATCACCACCAGGTTCTCGAAGTCCTCGGGGCGCGGGTCTGCGCCGTTGTCCATCCACACCCGAGGGCTGATGAACGGGGCATCGCGGCTAATGCGTTGATTTAGTACCAGGTTGCGATACGCCGCTTCCTGGCTGGGCATCCGCTTGGCCTTGTCGGCCTGCCGCTTAACCTCTTTTGCGTTAAGAAAATCACCGTAAGCGGGGTTTGCCGCTCTAATCGCCTTAACGGAGAAGGGGTCAATGTCCTCCGGCGCACTGAACATGAAAACCTTGGTCGTTGGGTCTGTGCCCGCTTGCGCGTCATCAATCAGCACCGAAAGCAGGTCGCTATCGGTGGGCGCCTGCGTACTAATCACAATGGACAGCGGCTCCTGCTGTGCGCCCGCCGCAGTCTCCAGGGCCTCGTATAGCGAGCTGCGTGGGCCTTTCACTTGCCCCAACTCATCGTGAACCACAAACACCGGACTCAAGCCATAGGCTGTGCTGGCCTCTGCAGACAACGCCCTGTACAGCGTCCCCAGTTCCTCAACGTACATTTGCTTAGCGGACTCCCTGACTCCCACCACCGCATTGAGCGACGGGGACAGGCGGACCACTTTAAGCATCAGGTTGAACAGGATCGCCGCCTGGTCACGGGACTGGGCCGCACTGAACAGTTGGCTGTTAGCTTTCGCCTCGGGGCCACACAGATGCAGCAAGCAAAGGAACGCGCTTAGCGTCGTTTTCGCGTTTTTCCGGCCAAAGGTGATAATCGCTTGCCGCAATAGCACCTCATTGTCATAAATCCCCCGAATAACCTTCTTCTGCCAGGGGCGCAGCTTGACCGGCTGGCCAACAAACTCGCCCTCGGGGATTCGACAGTGTTCCTCAATCCAGCGTATAGCCCGATTGCCGCGACTTATGCCTCCCACGGCTTTTTCCCGCCCCCTGCCTTACGGCTAGCAGTCCCTGCTGGCTTCGGGTTTATCTGTGCCTGCTGCGTGAGCCTCATGGAGCGGGCAAGCGCCGTAATCTGCCGACTGTGCTTCTCCCTCATATCGGTCAACTTCTGGAATCGCACCACACCGGCATCATCTGCCAGCCACTTGTCGTCAAAGCTCTCAATCTGGCGGTCAAGACGATCAGCAATCTCCACATGCTTGCAGTAAGCCGCCAATAGCGGAAGCGTATCGGCCCCAAACCAGTCCGCTGGCTTTGTATTCACCACAGACACCCAGGTGGCCGCCTGGTGGTCGGTAAGCGATGCCGGTGGCGCAGCCCTCGGAATGTCCTGGATTGGCGCTGTGGCCGCTACAAGATGGCTGGTGCCTTTTCTGCCGCGTTGCTTCATAGAAATTCTTACCGATTAAAAAATTTGTCCTTCAGCGGCGGTCATTTCCGGCCAGCCTCAGACTTTTGACCCGCCCCCCCCTACATTCCAATGATGGTTGGGGTCTAAAGGCATCCCATTCACATCACACCCTGACACCTTCTTGCCACTGGTCTTGACCCTATGGCACGGAGTACAGAGGCTCTGCAGGTTGGACAGGTCATCTGTTCCGCCCTTCGCCTTCTCTATGATGTGATCCACCTCAGTGGCGGGGATGTATCTGCCTTGCTTGATGCAGGACTGACAGAGCGCGCTATCCCTGCGCAGCGCCTGTGCTCTACGCTTGCGCCATGCGTGGCCGTAGCCTCGGGCTGTGGTGTTGCCGCCCTTCCATGCCATCAGCGCTGCCGCATGATAAAGGTAATGCTGCGGTCGTCAGTGTGCCCTGCTGCAGTGGTGATCCTGTTGGTGGCCAGGTACTGCCGACCTTCTACCCCGCCAGAGAGCACCACTGTGGTGGTGTCTGCGCTGTTGGAGTCAGAGACCACAGTGATCC